TATCCAAGGCTGGATGAACGGCGCGGCGATGCCGGCGACGGTGCGCACCATGCTCATCGTTGCGGCTTTGATCTGGTCCCAATGGCGATAGACCAGTGAGGCGGCGTAAACGATCGCGGCCAGAAAGGGCGTGAAGATGACCATGGCGCCCAGGAACAGATTGCGGATCGTGGTCCAGTTGCGCTGGAAAAAGCCGGAGATCGGCCCCCAATAGCGATAGACTGCGTAGGCGACGCCAGCCACGGCCAGCACCGTCAGGCCGATTGGGCCGGTCAGCAGCGTGAAGCCAGCGGCGAGGCGGGGCAGGAGGCTGGCCACCGTGCCCAGCGCCTGGGCGCGGCCGAACAGGCCCCACAGCGTGGAGACCGGTCCCAGGACGCTGCCGAACGCGAATTGTAGCGCGCCGATACCCAAGCGTGCCGCTACGGCGCCGGCCGCGATCGAGGCGATCGAACTGGCCAATTGCGGATTGGCCGCTGCCCATTGGCCGACGCGGTCCATCGCGTTGGTGATGGCACCGAGAAACGGCATGAATTGCGGCAAGAGCTGGGTGCCCACCACGATCGCCAAGCGCTGGAGCTGGCCGGTGAAGTCCCGCCACTGGACGCTGGCGTCACGTGCTTCGCGATGGCCGAATGACTGATCAATCGTGCCCTTGCTCTCACTTTGAAGGCGGGCGCGCATTTTCCGATAGCCGTCCATGTCCTTCATCAACGCAAGCAAGCCCATCTGCGCCTGCATGTCCTCGACCACCCAGCCCAGCTTCGCTTTGTCACTACCGATTGCTTTTTGTGTGACGGTGGCGAAAGCCTCCATCGAGGACATGCCTTGAGCTTTGAATTTCTTCATTGCTGCGGGAAGGTCTACGCCGAACTTCTTCTGGAAGGCGTTTATCACGGTGGGCGAGTTGATCTTGGACAGCAGGTTGGTGATGTTGTTGGCCGCTTCGTCCGCATTGCCTGCCGTGTTCATGGCCATTTGCAGAGCGGCCGTCAGATCTGCGACTGCCGGCGTGCCCACATCTCCCAAAGCTTGAAGGCGCGCGGTCAACGCCGGAAAGTTCCGTGCCATATCGGCAACCTCGAAGCTGCCAATTTTGCTGCCGAGCGCCATGATATCGAGCCCTTTTGTAGTGTCCGCCAACGACACTTGCAGGTTGTTGAGGTTGGCAAAGGCCGCTGCGCTACCGTCGGCCAAATCCACTTTCATGGCAGTTGCCAATCGACCGATCGGACCAATCATCTGGATGGCCTGGCGCGGATCCATGCCCTTGCCCGCCAAGACATCGATGCCGGCGCGCATATCCTCGGGCAACTGGTGGGAAGCGCGGGCCAGTTGCATGATGCTGGCGGCCATGCGATCGGTCTCGGCGTTGGTCAGCTCGGCCTTTTGCTGGATATCGACCATGCCGGACGAGAAATCCATGGCGGCCTTGCCGGCCAGGATGAACGGCGCGGCCATGGCCACGCCGCCCAACATATTGTCCTGCCCCCGGTTTTTCAGTTCCTGGCCGCGCCGGGCCATGGCGGCCACATCCGCATTGACGGCGGCGAGGCGGCGCTGGCGCTGCAACTGGTTATTCACACCCTCAATCGAGCGTTCGAGTTCGCGCTCGCGATTGATCGCCTCGGTCAAGTTGCCGTTGCCCTGCTCGATCTGCCGGCGCGTGGCCTTGAGCTGGTTTTCCAGCTTGCGGTTCTCGCCGGTGAGCGCCTTGATTGAGGTGCTGCCCTGGCGGCTCAAGCCCACGATGTTGCGTAGCGCGCCGGACATCTTGTCGACGCCGACGAAGTTGATCAGCAGGGATAGCTTGTTGCTCATGATGGCTTGTCCTTACTGCCCCACATTCGGTTCCAGCGCTCGATCGCCTTTCCGCGCCAGAGCATGAGATCGGCCAGGTCGAGCGCCTCGATCTCGGCCAGGGGCCAGTGAAAGATCGCGGCGATATCGGCGATCATGTCTTCGGCGCGAATTCCCCGATCATCGCGGTCATCATCTTCCGCTCCGTCGCCGACATGAAAAAACCGCGCACCACTCCCGAGATCTCGGCCAAATCATCGGCGCCCAGGTTGTTTGCTTCGGCAGCGGTAAGCGGCGGGTTGGAGATGCGCGGGATCAGGGTGAGCATGGCCACCACATCGGTGCGCAGCAAATCCTGCAGCGTGAGGCCCCGGAGCGCACCGCCGCGCGGCTTGGTCAGGGTGAAAGACGCGATGGTCTGTTCGCCGCGCGTGATCGGTTCGGACAGGTCGATCGTGACGGTGCTGGGATTGGCTTCGGCGGCTTCTCGCGGGGTATCGGCCATGTGCGGGGCTCCTGGTGGCGGGGGCAGGAACGACCGGGGGCGGTAAAGAGAGAAACCCGCCCCCGATCACCATGACCGGCGCCCCGCAACAGGACCGGCATGGATTTGCGACATCGAATTTCTGGAGTGCGGCAAGCGCGTGCGCCAGTAGGGTGGCGGGTAGGGACGGCCATTACCGCCGCGTAAATTGGTAAGGCGCAGGGGCATTATTGCGTCGCGAGCATTATGGTTTGTGACGATCCTAATTCTTATTCGATAATTTGTCTTTCAAACGAATTAGTGAAATGTCCACGAAATTATATTAATAATACGTTTACGTTAATATTGACTTTGACTTGTAAATTATTTAGATCATATGTAAAACTCATCCGAAAAGGGCTATGATTATGACCTATGTCGATTCCGCTGATGCTGTTCCGGCGACGAGCCGCTCTGATTTGTCAGCACGGCTCAACAAATCTTTGATGGTCTATCTGTTGGAAGCTGGTCGGCAGGGTTATTTCTATTTTTCCACCGCGAACCTGGCAAGCGCGGTCGCTGCCGATACGGCCCAGGCCTTTTACGTGCCGCCTAGCACTGACCTCAGCGGCGCGAGCGGCTCCTGGGTGCGTGCGGGCGGTTCCGATACGATTGCCGACGTGCGCTGGTTTGGCGCGGTAGGAGATTCCTACGCCGACGATAACACTGCGATGCAGGCGGCAATTTCGTGGCTCAATGTCAAGCGCGGGCGCACATTGCAGATTCCCGCCACGGATGGAGCCTTCACGTTTTCCCAAGACCTGGTAATTTTGCAAGACAATGTGCGGATTGAGGGCGTGGGCGGCTACGGTAGGTTGCGGGGCAACGGTGGTATGAGGATCGTGCTGGGCCAATCAATCCCGGGCGATCCCGATACAGCGGGCAGAGTCACCAAGCTGGGCACCAAGGTGTCCTATTGCACGCTCTCTTCGCTGGCGATCCAGCCACAAGGCAATCACCCACGCGAATGCGTGCTACTCGACTATGCAGATAGCACCGTCATCGAATTTTGCGACATCGGTCCTTCGACACAGGACGGCAGCACTTTTACCGTTGGGATTAAGACCAACTGGGTTCAGTGGGTCTATATTGATCGCAACCAGATCAACGTGAACGGCGCCTGCCTTTGGCTGCGTCGCCCGACCACGCACACCCAGAACGAAGATCACTTTCACATCACCCGCAACCAGCTTTACATCGGAAAAGTCGCACCGACTGATGGTTCGACCCCGGCCAACATCGTGATCGAAGGCGATCCGAATTGCAGCTATGCCATGTTCGAATTCGAACTAAGCGGCAACCACATCGGCAAATTTCTGGGGGGCAGCACCGCTGCTTCCACAATGACAGGGGGGGTGCGCCTGGTCGGGAGCGACCCCAGCGGGGAATTCCGCAGCCTGCACAACGCCTGCATCCGAGACAACTTCTTTGAATACGTTAACTATCCGATCGATTTCTTGCGTGGGCTTTCGGGTGCCAACGATTCCAGCGTGATCGATTTTTCGGGAAATACGGTGCTTTCGGCCAAATTGGTGTTCAATGGTAGTGGGATCAATAAGCCAGCCGCCACGCTCGGTGCCAATTATTTCCTGCAGTGCGATACTTTGGTCGACGGAATGAGGTGCTTGTTCAACGGTTACAATCGCAGTTCGTCCGTCGCAACGCTTTCGGTTCAGCCGCTGAACAATCATCGATTCAACCACAAGCAGACGGGCGCCGGATCTTTATCTGGCGTACGGCTTGAAGCGCGTGGCACCACGGCGGCGGCGGCCGGCCAGACTTTTTTGGATATCACCCACGGACTTTCAATGATCCCTACCGATTTCAACGTTATCGCAACCACGTCGGGATGGACGCCAAATTTTTGGGTTAGCGCGGCTACTGCCACTACATTCCGCATCAATTTTGTTGATCCAGGAGCAACCAAATATTTGCGTTGGACGGCCAGCGTGGCTGACGTTTGAAGAGACGCCTGCTTGCGAGCCGACGCAACGATCGGTTCGCAAGCATGTCGTGGCAAATATTCAAAAGGTTCTGCGTGCTGGCTCATTGGTAGAGACGCCAGCCGGATCAGCTGGTGAGGATGGCCATGATCTCGGCATAGCGATCGACGCCATCGACGCGGAACACGCCCGCGATCATGTCGATCTCGACCTCTTCGACGCCGTCGACCACGCGGCGGTAATAGGCCACCGCGCACTTGTATTTGTGCTCGGTGTCGTCGCCGGCTTTGGACTTGCCCAAGTCGATTTCGGTGTATCGGCCGCCAAGGTAAATCTCCACGGCCTGGGCTGCGCTGCCGTCATCGGCCTGGTATGCGCCGACGAGGCGCAAGGGCGCGCCGGCAACGTCCGTGGTGCCGAATGTGCGGATCAGCTCGGCAGTGTGGCCGCCCATGGTGACTGTCGCCTCCATGGGCTCGAGGCCCTTATCGATCTTTATCGGGCCGATCATGCCGCCGCCGCGCCAATCATTGGTGGAGAGCGCCAGCTTAGGTTCTTCGAATTCGCCGATCACGCCCAGCCAGCTCATACCGGCGCCATAGGCGTTGATGTTCTTCAGTTTGCGGGGGAGGCCCATGGCCGGATCCTTTCAGCGTGACGCGAGTGGAGAGGGGGATCAGCCGGTCACGCTTGCCGCGAAGCCGGTGTAGTAGATGTCCGTGATCACCAGGTTGACCTGCGGGTTTTCCATCGGGGCACAGGGGGTGAACTGGATGCGGAAATTGGGCCGGCCGGCGGCCAGCTCGGCCGAGGTGTTGGCATCGGCATCGAAGAATGCCTGGGCGCCGATCACCTTGCCGTTGCGCACCAGCTTGCGGTACTGTGCGTTGACGGTTTCGAGCTGGTCCTTGATCAGCGCCACGGTCATGGGCTGGTCGAAGAACGGGCTGAACGCGGCGGCGATCACATCCTGCAGCGCGTAGAGCGTGCGCACCGCGCTTTCGAAGACATACTGGCTCTGATCGTCGCCCGCACAGGTGCGGTTGCCCCAGAAGCGGTAGCCGGCCGGGGTGCGAATGATCGTGGTGATATCGGCATCGTTGAGCAGGCCGGCATCGGTGTCGTTGTCGAGCAGATCGTAATGCACATCGTGCGTGATCGCGGAGATGCCGGGCACAGTGACGTTGCTGATCGTCTTGTGCCAGCCCACCGTTTCATCGAGGTAGGCGCGCATGCCCAAGGCTCGGGCGACGGCATCGCCCGTGACGGTGGCGGAGCTGTTGGGCCAGATCAGCATCAGTTCGCGCGCACCAAATTCTTCGCGATAGGTGCGTGCCTCGGCATTGGTGTCGCCGATGGCGCGGGCATAGGCCATGCCGCGCAGTTTTTTGGTCAGGATGGCGAGCTTCGTGGTCACCGCCTGGGTATCGAGGCCAGGGGCGCCAATGATGCGCGGGCGATAGCCGGTGATCGCCTCGGCCTTGAGCAGGGCCTGCATGCCCGTGTAACTGGCGCCATCGGTTGCGCCGATCACGGCAGCGTCCTGCGCATCTTCATCCACGCCTACGGCCACGCGCACGATCACGATGGTGGGGGTAACCACATCATCGATCGCCTCGAGCGCGGCCTTTAGCGTGCCGGCGCTGCCAGCCTTGCCGGCGGCGATGGCGGCCGAGGTGAACGGCACCGGCGTGTTGAGCGGGAACGCCGCGTCGATCGCGGCCTGGCTTTCGGGCGCCACGGCAGTGGACGTGCCGATCAGGCCGATGATGGCGCTCGACTTCGTGCTGATCGTGCGGGTGCCGGTAGTGGATTCGATAAGGGTGATGCCGTGGGCCATGGCCTGGTATCCTTCAGCGGGTGGACGCGGGGAGCGGGATGGTGAGGGTGACCAGGCTGTTGCCGAGGGCCTGGGCGGTTTTTCCGGTGATGTTGGCGGCAAGGTTGCCCTCCGCCGGGGTGCCGGAGAGCGTGACCTTGGTGACGGTCAATTCCGTCTCCCACGTCTGGATGGCCAGGGCCGTGGCGGCGCGCAGCAGGTGCGCGGTGGCAGCGTTGGTGGGCTGGTCTATCAGCTCTTGCCAGAGAGAGCCGAAATCACGGTAGATGAGGCGCGTGCCGACGGGCGTGGACAGGATTTGCCCGATGCGCTGCGCCAAGTGCGCAACGCCTGAAAGGGGCTTTCCCGTGGTGGCGTCCATGCCGTTCATGCCCAACGCCATGCCCCCCGCCACGCGCGCAGGCGAGGCGGGGGGCAGGTAGAGGGGGGCGTTACCGTTCCGGGATGAGTTTCTCTAGTTCGGTGGGCAAACCGGAATTCCGGATGGTCAATGATTAGCCGATAGATAAGCACAGAGAGGCATAAGTGAGTCTGGAAATATATTGAAATAAATATATGTTAATCGGACAACCGATTCGGGTGGGAGGCTAAAATGCGATTACACTCGTTAAAATCAGCATTATGCATATTTATGATCTCTAGCCTGACAGGCTGCGCAAGTGTAGTGACCGCGTGGAAGAATGACCCCCTTCAGGCGTATAGCGTCAAGCAACCATCCATCTATGCAATGACCGGCGATCGTAGGACGGCGGTATTTTCCGACAGAAACTCCACCTTAAAATATTGTGCAGAATCGCTGCCCGATGCCGTTGCTGCATTTGCAGCCGCATCTTCCGCGAAGGCGAAAGCCGAAGGATTAAAAGGCGGCGCAGGCGGAGAAATAGGATTTTCCGAACAGACAGCGGTTGCGTTGCTTCAAACATTCCAGCGAACCGAAATAGCAGAATTGTCGCGTCAACTCGGCTTCAACACCTGTCTCGCATGGGCGCAAGGAGCCATCACAAACGAACAATATGGTGCATTACTCGTTAAAATTGTCGATGGAAGCATTGACGTCATGAAGGAAAGATCCAAGCAGAAACCCGAAAGTCTCGTAACGGAATTACCGAAGGTTACGCTGGCTCCCAAGTTGAAAGATGACGAGTCAACGGATGCGTCTCATTAATATGAGGATTTGTATAGAATGAATGGTTTTTATATACTTTTCCCAATGTTGCGTTGATCGATTTCACGTTGTTCATGCAACCAACTGCCATGCATCGCCCGGAGGATGCGCAGTTTGTCAATCTGGTTTTTGTGTATTCGTCGAACCTGGCTGGACACCGCCGTGGGTATGATTGTTGAGGCTTTTGCCGGCGCCGATCACATCGCCGCTGGCGGTCAGCTTACCTTCGATCGTCACGTCGCCGCGAATCGTGATGCCGCCGGGCGCGTCGATCGCGGCGGTTGCGCCGGCCGGCAGGATGGCGGTGAGCGCGTGGGTCACGGGATCATAGCCGACGCGGGCGCCGTCCTCGTACTCGGTCACTTCCGCCGGGGTGCTGCCGGGCGGGGCAAAGTTGTCGTTGTTGAGGCCGAGCAGCGCCACGGCGTTCCCGATCTGGCCATCGGGCGAGAGGAGCACCACTTCCTCGCCTTCGCTGGGCGGGGACCAATTGCGCGTCTTGCCGGCGCGGCCGGCCAGCCAGCGGATGGGCGGGGTCTCGCAATCCTCGTCACTGTCGGGGTCGCCATATCGGACCACGCAACGGGGCGGGGACAGCGTGATCGAAACGATGGTGCCCAGGCGGATCAGGGTGGAGGGATCGGCCGGGATGTCCTCGTCGTCGGTCACGCCGGGGGCTTGTCTTGCACGATGCCGGGTTGCGGCAACCGACGCACCACGGTGGGAAGTGCGTAGACGGCGAACCCTACGAGGATCGAGGCAAGAGGCCGCCAATGCTCTGGCAGAATTGCCACCAATCGCGGGAGCACGCTGGGATCTTGGAAAAGCCAAGCAGCCACAAGGCCTGCAAAGGCGGCTAGGCGCACGCTCCAATAGCGGTTGAGGGCGCGCAGCTCGGCAAGAAAGCGCGTGATCATCCGGCCATCCTTTCGGCGAGCTTTTCATCGTACCGGTACGCGCGGTAGCCAGGGCCGTTGTAGGCGGCGGCAAAGGCGCGGCAGGTGACGGGGTTGCTGGTGATTGCGGCGAGGGCGCCTTTCAGCCGGAAATGCTCGATATAGCGACCGAGCATTTCGAGATGGGCGGCCTCGCTGGCGACACAGCCGAGCGCCATATCCACCGGGCTGGCATAGCCCAGCTCGTCCCACCACTCGCCCATGATCTGGAACGCGCCCCAGCTGGCCGACATGAACGCGGCATCGACCGCACCTGTGGCGATGGCGGCCGAGAGCTTGTCCCAGTTGTCGTTGATGCCGTTGCGATCGGCATCGACAGTGTAGCCGCCGGCGGCAGACTGGCTGAACGGCGCGGGCGAGAATTCGCCGGCCGTGAAGCGGTGGAACTTGTGGCGCTCGAACAGGATTTTCGGGCGACCATCGGCGTCGAAGCCCTTGCCCGCCGATTCCACAGTGCGCACGGCATCGAGCTGGCGATAGGAGCAGCCCAGGCGCTTTGCCATTGCCGCGATATCGGGCGGGGTGAGCGCCGGGGCAGACCGGTTGGCAAAGCGGGCGAGCAGGGCAGCCTTGGATTTCGGCCCCCACACACCATCGGCTTTTGCGCCGACGCGAGTTTGCAGTTCGGCCTTGCTGGTCACAGTCGTTCCTTTCGATGGATCAGGGCTTGGACGGTGGCCGTCTCGTAGATGCGGATGGCGGTCCAGACGATGGTGAGCACGGAGGCAATGACAGGCAGCACGCTGATCAGGCTCCCGAGCAAGGCAGCAAATGAGATGAGATCGAGCGCGTGCTTCACGCCGTCGGGCAGAGCATCGAAGTATTTGTTCACGGATCGGTCCCTGGCGGCGAATGCGCAAACGCGCGCGATGGCCAGTGGTAAGGCCATCGCGCGCGCGGAGGGACCGGGCAGGCGGGTAGAGGCGGGGCTTACCGCTGACGATTCACGAGATCAGTGCGGCATCCCGCGCATAGTCGAGCAAATCATTGGCGTAGTTACCCATCACCGTTTCGGACAAAGCGCTTGCCCAGTTTGCAAAGCTTGCGATTTCGTTGGAACCGTAGTCGCTGCCCGTATCATAGTGGAGGCCACCGATCGCACGCTTGCGCGTTGGATTGGCGACTGTCTTCGCCTGCGCCCCGGTAACTTTGGTGGATGTGGCATCAGGGCCGAAAGCGATAGCGGTGCGAGAAGCAACTCCCTGCGAAACAATAAGCACGCCCCAGGTTCCGGGTGTCCAGCTTGCCGGGATCGCAAGAACAATCGTGCTGCCGGAGGTGCCGCTAGCATTGAGCCAGCGCAGGCTGTCCACACCGCCACTCGAATACCATTGTAAAAGATCGCCGCCCACGGCAACTCCACGCGAGCGACCGACCGAAAGCATCGTGCCGCCGATATGTTGCGTCACGCCGGAAGCGGGCCGCTTGATGAGATAGGCTTCGCTATAGACGGCGGCGTCGTCAATGGACGAAATCAGCCCGTTAATCCGGCCTGCGGCGAGCACTGCCGATTTCGTGGTATAGCCCGGCTCCGCGCCGCGCCCGTACGTGACCGCAGCGCCCGAACCGCCGCCACCAGTGATCGTGGCGGTCGGCGCAGTGGTGTCGTCAGCGGGTTGACCGCTGATGCCAGCGGCTTGCACGGAATTGGCGGCGCTGATTTCGGCAAATCCAGTCAGACCCTCTGCGCCCGACCCGGTAAGTGTCACCGTGGGAGTAGACACGAACCCCGTCCCGTTGGTTAGCGCGGTCGGCGCTATCCCTCGGCGCAACGGTAGGCCGTGGACCAGGCCGATGCGGCTCGCGGAGGAAACGCCAAAGCGCCAATGCTCGATAGCATCGGCAAATGGATCCGGTGTCACAACAGGCTTGCTGTCCGCGAGCGGCATCACCGGTCCGAGTGTGGCAACATCGACGACTAGGTCTTTAAAGCTCAACATTTTCGAGTGCCCTTAGAGTGAGAGGATGGCGTCAATGCGCGATGCGGGCCGGATGGCGGCGGTTGAGTTCATGTGGCGAGGGTCCCCGCTGAACATGCCGCGCGCGTTCTCGACGGCCCAGGTGCCGAACTCGTCATACATCGAGTAGAATTCGTGGCCGTCCTGGCGGCAGAAGGCTTCGACCGCGTTGGCATAGTCTGCGATCGTGCCGCTCACCGGTGTAAGACTAGTGTCGGGCGCGATCATGAACACGAACCCCACATTGGGTAGCAGGGCGCGAACGACAGATACGTACGTCCGATATGTGGAGACCATCAAGGCGGGGCTGGAGTTGTTGGTGACATAGTCGTTCGTCACCAGGCTCATGACGATGACATCAGGCGCGATATTGGCGATCATCGGCGCGACAAAAGTGCCCACGTAGGTGGCCAGATGTCCGGCGTGCAAACTGCCATTGCCGCACTTCAGGATTTCGACGCCGACGCCCACCGTGTTCGTGAGGTAGAGGCCATAGATCGCCGCCGTGCCGGTGTTGACGCTGGTGTCCAATTCGACCGTGTGGGCACCGGCAGATAGTCCGGTGCGCGTGTAGACGCCATTCGTGCCGGTGGCGTCGCTGGTGATCGTTGTCCAAGCGCCGCCATCGACGCGGACGCGAAAGGCGCCCGCTACCTTGTTGCCGTAGTTCAACCGGAACTCGGTGCCGGTGAACGTCCATGTCGCGGTCTGATCGGTGGCCGTGGTGTAGATGACTTTTCCATCAAACGACACGCCTACTGTCGGCAACGCGAGGATGGTGGCGCCTTGCGCATCATCGAATATGGTCCACCCGGCAGACGTGGCGAACGTTGCCGCATCCAGAGGTCCCGCTCCTTGAACGGCAATCCAGCCCCCGCCGATGTCGCCATATTTGGGGCGCAAGATACTCGCGACAGCCGCAGGGATCGTCGCAATTTCGCAGTAGCTATCGCCCTGCATCATGACCTTGGCCTTGCCGGTTCCGGCTCTGACTTGGGCAACTGCGGCACGCCATTGCGTCAGCCCGGCGCCCGTGCGGCGCGAAGGCCAGTATCCGCCATGCCAGAGCGGCTTTTGGCGCGCGCGGTCGAAGCTGAAAAGCTCGCGCCGGTTGAGGGTGAACAGGGGAATATTGCCCGCACCGGTGAAGGTGCGAATACCTTGCATTCCCTTCTGAATTACCGGCGCATCCGCCACGGAGTTGTAAAATTCGCTGCCCTTGATCCTCACATACGCGACAAACGCGCCGACGGCCCTATCCCAGCCTAGAGCCCATTGCCGACCGCCCGGACCTTTGGAGGTGAAAAGGGGCAGCACAGAACCGGAACCTGTGTAAACCCGAGCTCCATCCGCAACGCCGCGCACTGCGTTGATGGCACTTGCTGCCCAAGCAGCCGCAACCGACATCCAGTATTGGGCCCCGCGTTCTCCTGGTGCAGCGCCCGGCATGTCGACGTTGCTGTTGCTATTGGCGTAGCGATTGGCCAGCTGCGCCTGTTGAGCGGCTTCGTCGCGCAGGACTTCTGCCTGATCGAGCACCCCGCTGGCCGCAGCCTCCACAAGCGGCTGCATTGGCACGCGGTGGGCAGCTCCGGCCTTCAGCACTACGGCAGTTTCGGTGCCGTCGGGATCGACGACTTCGGGAAGGTCTGAAATCTTGGCCATGGGTCAGTCCTCCACCCACAGCCGATCGGCCGTGGCATCGTAATCGTTGAGGTTTGCCGCCGGCATCTGCGCGATCGTGGCGGCAAGGCGGTTGGACGCGGCGCGGATCGCGTCGATCGCGGCGCGGCGGGCCAGCGCTTCGGCAAGGCCCGCTGGTGCCGGCGTTCCGGTCGCGGCGGCGAGCGCGGCCTGGGCGATCAGCGCGTTGTCGTTGGTCTGGCGCTCGATCGTGGCGACAGCGAGGATGCGGCGGCTCGCTTCGGCATTGACGGAGGCGCTGGCCTGGGCGCGCAGCTGCTCGAGGCTCGGCGGCACGATTGGGGCCAGCACGGGGCGGCCCTTGTCGTTGGCCACGATCGTGCGGCCCTGCGCCTGGGCGTCGAGCAGCTGGCGATGGCGCAGGCGGGAGATGCGCACTGCATCGTCGGGCAAGGTCGGGTGCGTGGCGGCGTGGAAGAAACCGCGCCGCGCGGCGCTGTAATAGACTTCGGACATTGTCACACCCCGAGAAGAAAGACGTTGAAGCCGTCGATGCGCATGTTCTGGCCATCGTCGGATTGGGTCTGGACCGTGCAGGAAGAGAGGCCGGGCTCGCCCACCAGTTGCAGCCACAAGTCGCGCGCGCTGCCATAGTTGGCGTTCCAGGCGGTGGCCGAGAGCGGCACGACAAAGGTGTTGAAGCTGTCGGGATAAGTGACGGTGAACAGGGTTTCGGTGCCGATAACCTGGCGCACCTGCACCCACATCAACTTGAGGCCGCCGGGGAACGCCCAGAACCCGTTGGGCGTGAGGCTCTTGGGCAAGCCCGCCAGTGCAGCGGGCGTGATCGCCTTGTTGCCCCCAGTGCCGGCGAGGATCTCGGCCGGGGACGCGGCATCGAGACCGATGGTGGGATTGCCCGACAGTGCGCCGCCACCCCATAGCAGACCACCGGCCGAGACGGTCGCCGCGCCATTGGCCTTGGCCGCCAGCGTGGCCAGGATCGCGGCGAGGCTGGCGGGGGTGACGACCTTGTTGCCGATCGCGCCATCGGCAGCTTCGGCTGCGCTGGCGGGGGCAAGCGTCAGGGTAAGATCGCCAGCCAGCGTGCCACCGCCGCCGAGCAAGCCGCCGCCGGTCTGGACCTTGCGCCCAGCGGGCACCGCGCCGACATCGCCGGGATTGAGCACGACCGCACCGGTCTTACCGTTGACGGACGAGACCGGCGCTGGCGTCGAGATCTCGAGCCAGTTGCCCAGCGTGCTGGGAGGCAGGGCCTGCAGCACATAGAC